TCCGACACATTTACATATGAAGTCACTGATTCAGCTGGAAATTCAGCATCAGGTGTTGTAAACATTTCAGTGTCTTCTGTAAATGATGATCCAGTATCTGGAGATAGAGCATTTAGTGTAAATGAAAACACCACAGAAAATGCCGTACCAGAACTAACTGCAACTGACGTTGACGGAACTATTGCTGGATACAAGTTGATGGCTACACCAAACTCTGGCGGTACTCTTGTAACTCCAGAAGGAACTTGGACAATCGGTCATACAATTCCTGTATCAGATGCTGGTAGCGTATTGTATACTCCTGCATCAGGATTCTATGGTGTTGAGACATTTGATTATGTTGCGGTTGATAACGAAGGTGGTGAATCTACAGGATCCGTCGTTACCGCGACGGTCGTGGAGGTTACGCTTGCACCATCACTGACTGGTGCAGCTGCTTCATACACAATGACTGAAGGTCAAGATGCTATTGTGACTGTTGTAGACTCCTCTGGTGAGGATGTTGCATGGTCTTATGCGGTAACTTCGGGATCTCTTTCTGAGGCAACAGTTAGCGCAGTAGATAATGTATTCACAGTTTCTCCCGGAAGTGTTGATGAGTCATTTACATTGACGTTCACTGCAACAGGAACTGCGGGTGCGGATTCAATGGTCTCTGAGTTTACATACACAGCACCAGTACCAGCAGATCCAAACACATTTGCTGTCACAGCACAGGGCGGCAAATATTACATTGATGGCCAAGAGGCACCAAATCTTACTCTAACTAGAGGTGAAACCTATACCTTTAATGTGGATGCGGCTGGTCACCCTCTGTTCTTCCATGACAACTCTTACTGGGCGCCTGGAGAATATGCGAATGAATTAGGATCAATTCACGGAGTAACTGGAAGTAGAACTGAGACAATAACTTACACTGTCCCAGCAAATGCTCCAAACACAATTTGGTATAATTGTGGGGTTCATTCCGGTATGGGTGGAACATTCACTATTGTTGGCTAAGCAAATCTAGTGGCAATATAAGAGGGGGCAATGCCCCCTCTTTTTTTGATTATAAATAATAGTATGAGATTAAATACTGACATACAAAATCCAAACTATCTAAACACCCAAACATTTCAGTTCAATATACCGAAATGTCCTTCAATGGCTAGTTTTGTCCAAACTGTAACTCTTCCACCAATATCGTTCGGTGAGGTTATTGCAGCAACTCCGTTTGTCGACAGGAAAGAGGCTGGTGATAAAATAATTTACTCAGCACTTACCGTCAGTTTTGCATTGGACGAAGATATGCTAACTTGGTTAGAGGTTTATGACTGGATTCGTGGGGTTGGATTCCCTCAGAGTTACAGCGAATACAGAAATTTCCCACAAAGAGGTGTCAAACTTGTTGGCGATGAGGTATATTGTGATGGAAAACTTCTGATCTATAATAATCAATCAAAACCAATGTACGAGGTAACATTTATTAATATGTTCCCCTTGGCGTTAGGAGACATCCCGTTCTCAACAACAGAAGCTAGTGACGAAGTAATTACCACTACTGCTGACTTTCAATTCACCGACTATACAATTAAAAAACTTTAATATATGAAAATACATGATTTGATGGAAGAGGCCAAGAAAGACCTCAATATTGATATAACAAAAGTTACTGAAGAGATCATAAACACGTCCAATATAGCAAGAAAATGGTTGGACTTAAAAACACAACAGGCCGCGAAAATAAATCTTCTTGTTGCAGATCACAAAAGATTAGAAGCAAAAAAGAGAAAGTATTATACCGGAAAATACTCAGACCAAGAAATTATAGCACTTGGGTGGGAGTTAAATGGAAATAAAATACTGAAAGGTGATGTCCAGCTTTGGTTGGATGACGATGATGATATCATAACTTCCCAGAATAAATTAGCCCACCAAAAAGAAATTCAGAATTATATTGAAAGTGTTATATCACAAATAGATCAAAAGAGATGGACTCTAAAAAACTACATTGATTATAAAAGGTTCCTAGAAGGAAACTAAAATGCAGAGCGTTAGTGCAGTCAAAATGAATGAGGTTTACGCCACATTAGACTCCGATGAATTATTCATACTAAAAGAATTGGTTGACTATTTTACCTATGAAGTTCCCGGTGCTAAATTTATGCCTGCATATAAAAACAAAATATGGGACGGAAAGATCCGGTTGTTTAATCCGGTTAATCGTAAAATTTATGTCGGACTTCTTTCTCAGGTCAAGTCTTTTTGTGAGAGAAATGATTATGGATTTGAATATTTTAATGAGGATAATAAAAGGGAATTTACCGACGAAAATCTAAAAGAACTTGCCGAATACGTTTCTCCAAAGTCTGGAGGAAAAAGTCTAACGTACAGAGACTATCAATTAGAGGCTGTACAAACGGCAATTAACAAAGATCGTTGTCTTCTTTTGTCTCCGACTGCATCAGGAAAATCTTTAATAATATACACACTAATTAGATTTTATCTACTACATCCCGAAATTCAAGACAAGAAAATTTTAATTGTAGTTCCAACCACATCGTTAGTCAGTCAGATGTATAAAGATTTTGAGGACTATGGATATGATGTTGAGAAAAATTGTCATATGATATATCAAGGACAGTCGAAAAATACTGAGAAGAGAATTGTTATATCAACTTGGCAGTCAATCTATAAAGAGTCTAGAGAGTACTTCGATCAGTTTGGTGCTGTTATTGGAGACGAATGTCACTTATTTAAGGCGAATTCTCTATCCAAACTTATGGAAAAATTAGTCAACTGTAAATACAGGTTTGGTACAACAGGCACACTCGATGGGACAAAAACGCATAAGCTTGTTCTCACTGGTCTATTTGGGGATATTAAAAAAGTAACGACAACAAAAACTCTAATCGACAACCAAACACTGTCTAAATTTAAAATTGAATGTCTTGTTTTGAATTATGAAGAACATGACTGCAAAACTATAAAGGGACTAACGTATCAACAAGAAATTGAATGGATTGTTTTAAACGAAAAGAGAAATAAGTTTATTGTCAATTTGTCAAATGCATTGAAAGGAAATACATTAGTATTATTTAACTACGTAGAAAAACACGGAAAGCCTTTACACAATGCAATGAAAGAAAAGTGTAAGGATAAAAATGTTTTTTATGTAAGCGGTGAAACCGGAGTTGATGATCGAGAAAAAATAAGAGAAATTGCAGAGAAAACTGATGATGCAATTATTGTAGCATCTTATGGAACATTTTCTACAGGGATCAATATAAAAAATTTACACAATGTGGTATTTGCTTCTCCCTCCAAAAGTAAAATAAGAAATTTGCAATCAATTGGAAGGGGTCTTCGGAAAGGAGATAAGAAACAAACAGCTGTCTTATATGATATTGTTGACAACTTAAAATATAAATCATATACTAACTTCGCTATGAGACATTTTTATGAACGTATAAATATATACAACGAGGAATCATTTGATTTCAAGATAAACGAGATTAGACTCTATGGAAGAAAATAATTACAAAGTAGTCAAGTTGATCACTGGAGAAGATATTATTTGTTACATATCATATGAATCTTCTGAGTATATTGTAATGAATAAGCCATACATTGTCCGACAGATTCCTCTGTCTCTCAATTCAAACGAATCTCATTTATCATTTTCAAATTGGAATCCTTTCAGCAAAGATGAAAATTTTAAAGTGTACAATACACAAGTTATAACGGTAAGCAGCTGCAAGAATGATATTGCAAATTTTTATCTAAAAATATCTAATAATTATGATGATGATATTTCATTTAGAGAAGAACCTAGATCTTCATCACCAAGTGTTGAAGATGATTCCGATATTACCGAGAAATACTTAGATATCTTAAATAACTTTAATAAAACAAAACACTAATATATAATAATCCTTAAACCGAACAGATATATTATAATGATCTTTTTGCACTATGTCAAGTCTTTTTTTCAAAATTTAATAAACCCTTGACATCCTCTCCTTGCTGTGATACAATTTACGTTATATTTCTAAGAGGTTCAAATGACAGAAAAGAAAAAAAATGCCCATTATGTTGATAATAAAAAATTGCTATCGGCAATGATAGACTTTCGTGCGTCGGTGAAACATGCCGAGGAGAACGATCTTCCACGGCCTCGAATTCCGGACTATATCGGTGAATGTATTATGAAGATTTCGCAACACCTTTCGTATCGTCCGAATTTCATTAATTATACTTACAAAGATGAAATGATTTCAGATGGAATTGAGAATTGTCTTTTATATATTGACAATTTTGATCCAGAGAAATCTAAAAATCCTTTCGCATATTTCACTCAAATTATTTACTATGCATTTCTTAGACGAATGCAGAAAGAAAAGAAACAGACTTATGTAAAATATAAGGCCTTGGAGACATTTGTTTTGGAAGACGATATCATCGAAGAGGGTGGATCTGTCAAAAAGAGCTACGTAGAATTCATGCAAAACAATATGTCAGATTTTATTGAAGAATTTGAAAAATCTCA